ACAAGTTACTTACAGAGGTTGACCCATTAGTTTCTAACCCTTTGCGTTGGGCAGAACTGACCTCTAATAAGCAGACAGAGTGGTCACAATACAGAACTGACCTATTAAATTTACCACAACAGTCAGGTTTTCCTAATGCAATCACTTGGCCTGTAAAGCCAAATTAGGACATATACAAAGATGCCTCTTTTAGACCTTAAATTTAAAGCTGGAATAAACAAAGAAACTACTCCGTATTCTGAAGAAAACGGCTGGGTAGATTGTGATAAGATACGTTTTCGCTTTGGTTATCCTGAAAAGTTAAATGGTTGGGAAAAAAACTCAAACGAAGCCTTCTTAGGTCAATGCCGTGGAATGCATGAGTTTGTAGCGTTGAGTGGCGAAAAGTTTTTAGGCCTTGGGACAGAATTAAAGTTCTACATTAAAGAGGGGGTTGATTTTAAAGACGTTACTCCAATCAGGCAGACAACATCTGCAGGAGACGTAACCTTTTCTGCTACAAACGGCTCGTCCGTAATTACAGTAGCGGACCCTAATCATGGTTGCGTGGCTAATGACTTTGTTACTTTCTCTGGTGCGGCTTCTTTGGGCGGCAACGTCACGGCAAACGTTCTTAACCAAGAATATCAGGTCACAGAAGTTGTGGATGGCAACACCTATAAAATATCGGCAAGAACCGTCAGCACTATAGAAAGCGTTACAGTTTCTGGTGGCATAAGCGTTACTGCCGTCACTGCTAACGCTAGTGATACGGGTAACGGCGGTGGTAGTGTTGTAGGAACCTATCAAATTGGTACGGGTCTTAATAGCTCGGTGTTTGGCACTGGTTGGGGCGCGGGAGTTTGGGGTGGTACAACTACGGGCGCTCTTACTACAACGGTAAACGAGGGCGGTACACTTTCTGATAGTGACACCACAATCACCGTAGCTAACACTACGGGTATTGTAGCCAGCGATATCGTTTTAATAGATGACGAACTTATTCTGGTAGGGGGTATAAGCTCTAACGACCTAACAGGATGTACCAGAGGACACAAAGGCACTACTGCCGCTACTCACGCAGATGGTTCTTCCGTTCGACTTGCAACAGGTAACGCGCTTACAGCGGATAATTTTTCTGGCTGGGGATTGGCTCTTGTTTCAGGAACAATTACGCCATCTGCAAACCTACGCATCTGGACACAAGACAACTTTGGCGAAGACCTGTTGTTGAACGAAAGAAACGGTAGGATTTACTATTGGGATAAAACCAACGGTACAGGCACACGAGCTAAGTTCCTAACAGACAGCGCCTTGGGCCTCGGCACACGGACCTCGGTTCCTACAATAGCCACACAGGTTCTTTTGTCTGACAGAGACAGGCATGTAATTGCCTTTGGCGCGGATGGTCTTGGTCTTACGTCCTCTTCAACTGATGGTAGTGGCATCCAAGACCCGTTGTTAATACGGTTTAGCAGTCAGGAGAATCCTGTCGATTGGTATCCTACCTCTACCAATACAGCGGGTGATTTGCGTATAAGCTCTGGCTCCAAGATTATTCAAGCTCTTGAAACTCGGCAACAAATACTGGTGTTTACAGACGTTTCTATTCACGCGATGCAGTTTCTTGGGCCACCGTTCACCTTTGGTATAAACTTAATTTCTGAAAACATTACCATCGCTAGTCCCAAGGCGGCGGTTGCGGTGGACGATGCGGTATTTTGGATGGGATCGGCGGAGTTTTATGCGTTCACGGGTGCGGTTCAAAGAATACCCTGCACTGTGCGAGATTATGTGTTTGATGACATAAATACTTCTCAGTCTGACAAGATTGTTTCGGGAGCCAACGTGTCCTTCTCCGAGGTTTGGTGGTTTTATCCGTCTGCGGACTCAACCGAGAATGACAGGTATGTGGTCTACAATTACCTTGAGAAGCTTTGGTTTATAGGAAACCTAGCTAGAACGGCGTGGTTGGATCGTGGTATTTCTTCGTTGCCTCTCGCGGCGGGAACTAACAACTTTTTGTATAATCAAGAGGTGGGCGCACAAGATGACGGCGCGGCTATGACTTCATTTATTGAGTCTGGTGATATGTCCATTACAGACGGCAATCAGTTTTCTTTTATTAATAGAGTTATACCGGACATTAATTTTAGAGAAACAGTCGATACCTCTTCTTTGGACTTTATCTTGGAGACTAAAAGTTTTCCGGGGCAAGTCGATCAGAACTCCTCAACAAACACTATATCTAAAACGTCCAGTACGCCTGTGGATCAGTACACAAACCAGTACTTTACACGGTTACGGGGCCGTAGCTTTACGCTCAAGTTACAGTCTACCGACGCAAACGTACTTTGGAGATTGGGTGTGCCTCGTGTAGATATTAGACCCGACGGGAGAAGATAATGGCTACCAACACGCCTGTACCGTTTTTCCCTACTCCGCCTCAAGAGTACAACCAAGAGTATTTAAATGAGGTGGTTCGTTCTTTCTCCGTGTTTTTGAATCAATTCAACAACACTCAACAGGTGGCAGACGATGATACGACTGCCCTAAGCTGGTTTATGGGCTGATGGCTAACGCATATATAAACGCAAAAGCGGACCTCACAACGACAGGCATAACCACGCTATATACGTGCGGTCCGTTTGCTACGGCGGTAGTAAAGTCAATTTTGGTTTGCGATGACAGTAACAATGGTGATACCTTAACGCTCACGATAACAGACGCGTCAAACGCCGTGTTTGTTTTGTTTGACAGTAAAACTATTGCGGGTCATGCAACTGTAGAACTATTAACGGCACCACTTGTGGTTCAAGCCGATGAAGTCTTAAAAGTTACGGCTGCTACAGCCAATCGGCTGCACGTTGTAGCTAGTATTTTAGAGATTTCGTGATAAAGTACGGTCAAAGGGGCAGTGTGATGCAAGAACAGATGTATTTTCCCGAAGGTGGTGTGGGGTCTTTCTTAACCTCTAACATGGATGAAATGCCTGACAACGTACTTGCGTTTGGTCAGCCTCGCGGCATTAACTCTATGGGCGACGTAGCAAACCGCATGGCTCAGATGGGTCGTAACGGCGATACGGAACTGGCTCACGTTAATCGTGACGAGATTATTATAGACCGGAACATGGCCCGCGATCCGCGGATCAGGAACGCTATGGCGGAGGTTTTTAGTGACAACGACATGGACATGGCGCGTTACACGGTTGGCAACGCGGCTAACTCTGTAAACCCTTATACGGGTAACAGAGAGTTCTTTCTGAAGAAGATTATTAGCGGCGTTAAGAAGATCGTTAAGGCGGCTGCGCCTATTGTATTACCCGCTGTAATTGGATTGGCTACAGGCGGGCTAGGTTTAGGTTTGATGGCGCAGGGTGCTTTGACGGGCGGTTTAACCGCTTTAGCTACAGGCGGTAATCGAAAAGACCTTTTAAGAGGCGCATTGTTTGGGGGATTAGCGGGCGGTATTTCAAGCGGTATTCAACGTTATAGTCAAGCCGCTTCAGGGCAAGGCATTGCAGCGTTTAGGGAAGGTTTTGTGGACAGCGCACCTGAGTTTTTAGGGGGTGGAGGTAAGAACTTTTTGTTCCCTTCAAGTCCGTCGGTTTCGAAAACGGTAAACACCACCTCTAGCGAACCTGTAGCAATAAGCTCTCAAGAGGGTTTTCGTAAGTATGTTCCTGACGTTGTTGAAGACATGTTTTACGAAGCCCCCAAAGAAGCGGTTTCGGGGGACTTGTCTACAGCCTTTGAAAAATTAAACAAACTTAAAATTGAAAAGGGGTTAGATTTTACTAACGCCGACGTTAGAGCGTTAGCCGCACAAAGTGGAACAGAGGCCGTCAAAGGCGGTTTAAAGCTCCTACCAACAATTGGGGCGGGCCTTGGTGTAACAGCATTAGCTGGTGGCTTTAAACAAATACCCGCCGAAGAGATTGAAGACCCCTACGATCAGGAGTCGCCGTCCCAGAAACTCTTGGCAGCAAACCCTGAGAAGTATACAACCGGAGCCGCGGGAGCGCCGTCTTACCGTACTCTGTACGATGTAATGGTGCCAACGGTCCGTCCGCCGATTTATGAGCCCCTCGTTGAGCCCATACAAACCGCGGCCCGCGGCGGCGAAATGGAGAACTTCCCACGCAAAACAGGTTATATAAGTGGCCCCGGAACCGAGACTTCCGACAGTATCCCAGCGATGCTTTCTGACGGGGAGTTTGTGATGAACGCTAAGGCCGTCCGCGGAGCGGGTGGCGGTAGCAGGGAGCGCGGCGTTAGAAAGATGTACGATATGATGAGAGCCTTTGAAGGGGGTGCAGTAGCATGACCACAACAACTCAATATATGGTCAGCCGCCAAGACCCCGCGATTGAAGCGTACCGTCTGGGCTTACTGGGCGATGTTCAGAAATACATCAAAGGTCAGATTGAACGCGGCGATGCACCGCCTGATTATCAGGTTGCAGGGCTGAGTCCCGGTGAACAGGCTTCTATTACCGCGGCACAAACAGGCGTGGGCGCGTATCAGCCGTTCCTGACGCAAGGTTCGTCAACCGTGGATCAAGCCACGGATTTAACAGGGACAACCGCCACCGGATACATGGGTGACGCCTCGACAGCTTTAAAAGGCGGTATTGGTGCTTTGGCTGGCACTGGGGCTATGTATGACCCCAACAGTTACCAAGACTTTATGAACCCTTACGAAGATCAGGTTATTGACAACACTTTAGCGGACATTCGTCGTCAGGGTGACATAGCGCAGCGGGGCGTTGCGGCTCAAGCGGTAGGTTCTGGAGCGTTTGGTGGTTCTCGCGGTCAGATTGCACAGTCTGAGCTAGACCGAAACGTTATGAAGCAACAGGCAGACACGGCGGCGCAAATGCGGGCGGCAGGTTTTCAGAACGCGCAGCAAGCTGCAATGGGTGCGTTTGAGTCGGGTATGGGTAGACAGCAACAGTTGGGCCAGCTTACCGGACAGATAGGCGCGGGCCTCGGTTCTTTGGGCGCACAAACGGGTGCGTTGGGTCAACAGCTAGGCGGGCTTGGTATACAACAAGCGGGCTTGGGTGAGATGGGCACAAACCTGAATACTCAAGATATACAGAACCTAATGACGACGGGCGCTACGGAGCGCGGTGTTAATCAAGCGGGTTTGGATGCTCTGCGTCTGACTAACTTGCAGCGTTATACACAGCCTTATCAACAGTATGGCTTCTTGTCAGATATTTACTCTGGCACACCAACAGGGTCTTCAACGCTTACGGCGGCTTCGGCTCCGCAAGTTTCACCCTTCCAAACTGCAATGGGTTTGGGTATAAGTGGATTAGCCGCCGCATCAGGCG